TCGCCATGGCTGGCTGGTTGTAAAGCGGACGCGGATCGGGCGCACGCCACATGCGGGCGCGTACATCCCAGGGCCTGAACTCCTTACGGCCAGGCTCGGGGTCGTAGCGGTACACCCGGGCGATCAATTCGCCCAGAGGGGTCTGATAGTCCCAGGTGGCCGTGTACGGCCCCAGTTCATCCACCGGCTGTGACCGGGCCTCGCGCCTCGGGCTGGAGGCCATGGGCGGCGCCACGCCACACCACTGGCGCACTTCATCCAGGATGCGTGGAAAGTCGGTCCTGACCGACAGGTTGCGCGACATGGCCCAGGCATCGAATACATCACCGCCCATGTCGGTGGCGAAATCGAACCACAGGCCGCGTCGCGATCCTTCCATCTCCACCACGAGACTTTTGCCTGCAGAGCCGTCGATGTCGCCGACATAGAACTTGCCCCCACGGATACGCCCCTGGGGGAACAGGAACAGAAGGACCGACTCGAGCCTGTCGATCAGCGCCTGGCGCAGGGTCTCGACGTCCTCGACTGCCCCGGTGGTCCTGTCTGCTGCATCGTTGAAGTCAAAGTAGCTGGACTCGTGCATCAGGTCCCACCCCAGCAGCGTTCCTGCCATGAACAGAAGCGGCACTCCTGGTGGGTTGGCGTAGTCGAAAAACGGGGCAGCACCTCGCCCGCATCGGTGGCGCTGATGACGCGCACCGCCCGGTCGGACATGCGCTGCGCAAGCCCGCCATCGAAAGGCACCAACTCGAACCAGATTTCCTGGGTGTCCTTGTTGATGGCCGTGAACAGCGCCGGGTTCTCCGAGATCCCGGGAATACTGCCTTCCATGTACGCCTGGTAGGTGGCCATCTGCGCGGCATAGATCGGCTTGGACTTGGCCACACCGTTTTTGACCGTGTCCCGCCAGGACTTGTCGTTCATGGTCTTGCACTCCCATAGCGCCGGGTAGCGCATGCCCAGCTCCGAGGGACCATCGTTCAGGATGCCGTCGACGTGACCCTTGATGCGGCCGCCGGCCACGGAGAAGCCAAACTGGCCGCCATGGGCCTTGCGGGTGTAGAGGTCAAAGCCGATCAGTCGCAACCAGCGGATGGCCAGGTCTTCCAGTACATGGCCCACCTCGAAGATGCGCAGCACGCGGCCGGAGAAATCGCGCCCCGGATCCACCGGCGTGCGGGTGTACTCAAACTGCAGCGCGCGTTCACACGCCACACCCAGCCGGGATGCGCCCAGATAATCGCGCGGCGTCTGCCCATCGCGCTCCAGCGCCAGCGCGTCATCGATGAGCGCACCGACCTGCTCATGAAATTTCGGACGGTGATTGAAGTCCAGCATCACGACCGTCCTTGCTGCCGGCCTGCGGCTTGGATGGCGATGCGCTGTTCCAGAAACTGCCGGTCGCGAGCGGCCATGCGCTCGTGTTCCTCGAGCATGCTGTCCTGGTACCGGGTGACGACCACATCAATGAGCATGAGCACCTCGTCCCGGCTGTAGTCGGCCAGTGGCCGCTGCATGCCGATGGAGCCGACGTACTCCCCCAGAGGGCCGAGGCAGGACTGCATGGCGGCGATTTCCATATCGGTGGGATCAATCATGTGTCCCTCCGTTTTGTTCATGAGCTTGGAGAAGGCCTCCTGACAGGGACGGCTGCAGAACACCCACTTGTCGTTGTGACGGGATGGGTCCGAGCGGGGCACACGCGGGTTGAACCAGCCGTACCCCTTGGCTTTGCGATGGCAGACGGCACATTTCACGCAGCCTCCAGAACTTGGTGGGCGTGGGCGTCATTGGCAGCATTGACCAGACGAACGATGGCGTTGCGGTTGAAGCGGAAGGACAGCAGCGCCGAAGCCTGGTAGCGCGTCAGGCCAAAGTCGGCCCGCAGTTCTGGCGGCAAGTACTGCAGTTGCTTCGGCGTGGGCGACTCGTTGAGCCAGCGCCGCGTCTTGTGCGCCGAGTCCTCCGACTCATGCTCGTTCAGCCAGTCATCGGCCTTGGCCATGCAGACGGTGCGTTCGCCAACGGCAAGCAGCTGCGTGGTGTGCCCCTTGGCACCGCCCACGGCGTGCCAGCGCCCGTTGAGAAAGAAGATGCCACCCCATGCATTGAAGCCGGTGGCCATGAGCGCGTCGTCACTGCCAAAGAGGTCGCACCAGCGGAAGTTGGATCGGCTGAGCAGATCGATCTCACTCATCACAAAGTGATCGAGCACCCCGCGTGATGGGTTGTCCTGCTTTTCCCAGACATGGCCGCACAGCGGGCACTCCATGACGGCCATCGGTACCGTGGCATCGCACTCCGGGCATTCCTTGGTGGGGGCATCGCCGAGGTTGTCATGGCCATCGAGGTTGACCTCCTGCTCCAGCGCGCCATGCATCAGACTTGCCGTGCCGAAGTCCAGGACGATGCAATCGGTCTTTACTACGCCCGGGAACTCCTGCGGATCGACCGTGCGCAGGCCACGGCCCACCATCTGAATGAAGGTGGACTTGTAGGAGCTGGGGCGCAGCAGGACCACGCACGAGGTAGGCGTGTAGTCGTATCCCTCGGTCAGCACGGCCACGTTGACGACGACCTGGGCGTCGCCGCTTTCATAGGCGGCCAGACGCTCCTTGCGCTCGCCATCGGACAACTCGCCGTGAATCAGGACGGATTCGATTCCTGCCCGATTGAAAGCGGAGCACACATCCGTGGCGTGCTCGACGGTCGAGCAGAACACGATGGTCTTGCGGTCGCGTGCCTTGGCCTTCCAGTTGTTGATCACCGACTCGGTGACCAGCGTCTTGTTGAGGATGTTGGCAACCTCGTTCATGTCGAAGTCGATCGCAGTGCGGCGCACCTTGCGCAGCGCTTCTTGCGTGCCAACGTCGATCACATAGGTCCGTGGCGGCACCAGGTGGCCGCTGGCGATCATCTCGCCCAGCGTGATCTGGTCAGCCACGTTGCTGAACACTTCGCGCAGGCCCTTGCCGTCACCCCGGTTCGGGGTGGCAGTCAGACCACAGATGGCCGCCTTCGGGTTCTTGACCAGCACCTGGTCAATCACCTCCCGGTAGCTGGGAGAAGCAGCATGGTGCGCCTCATCGATGACCAGCAGGTCCAGGGTGGGCAGCTGGTCCAGATTCGTCTTTCGCGAGAGGGTCTGCACCATAGCGAAGGTGGCGTTGCCATCCCAGGATTTCTCGTTGGCGTCGAACACCGACGTTTTGAGGCCCGGGTTAACGCGCTCGAACTTGCTGCGGTTCTGGCCTGTTAATTCGGTGCGATGGGCCAGGATGCAAGCCTTGGCATCGGGTTCAGCCAACAGGCTGCCGGCCACGGCCGACAGCATGATGGTCTTGCCCGAACCGGTGGGCGCAACGGCCAGGGTGTTGCCATGCTCGCCGAGGGCCGCGAGGGTCCTCTGCACAAGCAGGGCTTGGCGGGGGCGAAGAATCATGGCAATTCCCCCTTACTGCGCCCAGCTGGGGCGACCCGGCACCGGCGCGCGACCGGTGGCCTGCGCATAGGCATTGGCACTACCACTACTGGCCGGCGCACTGGCTGCCCCCGCTGGCGCACCATTCATGTGAGCGGCGTAGTCCTTGTGCTCAGGTGTGACGGCCGACTTGATGACGCACTTGTCCTGGCCGTTCTGGTCCTTGTCCCAGTCCACCTTGCCAACGAACTCGATGCCCTCCAGGTCGGCGAAGCCGCTGATGCGTCGGGCGTTCTGCGCTGCCGGGCTGCTGTCGTTCGGATTGATGCCGCGTGCGGAGTTCAGGATGGCCTTGATGAAGGTCCGGCCCATGTTGGTCCACTCGGCACCTTTGGCGCTGTACAGGCCAATGAGCGACCACATCTTGCGGCGTGCGAACGGACCGTCGAGCACCACGAACTCGCAATTGAGGTACACCGATCCGCTACTCAGGGAGCGGGTGGCATAACCGCCGGTCCAGCCCTGGGACGGGTCGTCATAGCCGCCCGGCTTGATGGTCATGCGTACACGCACCACCGTGCCTTTGGGAATGAGGTCGTAGCTGGACTGCTCGGCGGCAGAATTGAAATCGAAAAAGGTCATGATCAGGACTCCTGAGAAGAAGCGGATGCCGTGGTGGCGGATGGGGTTGCGCTGGAAGCGGGCTCTGCGACACTGGCCTGCGGACGGGCAAAGTCCAGGCGCTCGCTGGCGGGACGTGCGGGGCCGGCGATCTTCTGCATGAGGCGCCCGAGGTTGGGCTCCTCCACAGGGTCCAGTCGACCGGAGCGGTCCTTGGCCGGGTAGCCCCACTGGTTGAGCGTGTGACACACGAAGGCGCGGTAACTGCTGCCGTCATCGGCTTTCACTTCTGCCAGCGTGACGACCTCATCGACGATGCCGGGTAACTCCAAGCCGGTCTTTGAGCCATCGATCTGCAGCGTGAAAACCCGACGGTTGAAATCGTCCAGGGCCTCGTTGAGGATCCCGACGAACCACACGTTCTTGCGGCGCGTGTGTTGCAGATGGGTCAGCCAGCCGATCATTTCCTGGCCCATCAGGCCGTAGGCGCCACGGCTGTCGGGCTTGCCGGTCTTTTCGGAATAGGCCTGCGGTTGCCCCTTGCACCATTGCAGGCACAGACGGCCGGCCACGGTGATCGAGTCAACGAAGACTGTTTCGTACTTGTCCAGAACGGCCGGATCACCGAAGCGCTGGCATACCGCTTGGTAGTGGGCTTCGCTGTAAGGTTGGTCCTCACGGAGCGCCGGATTAGGGCCGCCGATGAACACGGCGAAGTCGCGGCATTCCTGCCAGGTGCGGGGACGGATGGTGTCGCCGGCATAGCCTTCGACGGCCAGATCGCCCGCCTCCAAATCGAAGAACAACGTGGAAGCCGGTGGCAGCGTCCAGAGCTGGGAGGTCTTGCCGATGCCGGACTTGCCGACGAGCACGCCCTTGACGCCACGGCGCTCAGCCAGGCGTTGGTCTGCGGTGATGATGGGAAGGCTCATTTCGACACCTCCTCGAACTCATCACTGAAGAACACCTCGGCCACGGTGTTGGTCCCAGCAGCGCCACGCTTGCGCGCCTGCTCATACAGTTCACGCAGCCCGCTCAAGCCACGACGTGCCTTGGCAACCTGGGCTTCGATGCCGACGATGGCAAAGGCCAGATCGTCCAGCGTGGCGTCCTCGAGCGCGACGGTCATGTCATCCGGACGATGGCCATCAAGCGCCGGAACAAAGATTTCTTCAGGAAGCTCGCGCACGTACCATTCGGGACGCTCACGCAGCTTCTGGACAGTGGTTTTCTTTTTGAAGAACATGGCAATTACTCCTTCATGAGGGCGAGGCGGTACGAGGGCTTGCCGGTCTTGACCGTGCGGGCAGCCTCGAAGGCAGACTTGAGGGTTTCAGGCCAAGCGTTGAACTTGGTCTCGCTCACGCGATAGGTGATTTCGACGTACTGCCTGGGGTCATCACCGCTCTCGGCAATGCGACGTGTCATGTCGGCCAGCCGGGTCTGGTCCCACTCAACTTTCTTGGGCAGATCTGCAGTGACGCGCACATCGCCGTCATCGAAATGCACGACTCCGGTATCTTTGCCAGCGTCGTGGCGCAGGTTGCGGGCACGCTCGCCCCACTTGAAGTCGATGGCCTGGTCGATGTGATCGCTTAGGGCTTTGCCAGCGGCCAACAAATCAGCGGCGGCGTTCTTGATGCTGAAGAGCAGTTCAGCCGGTTGCTGCGCCAACGTGCCTGCCGGGGTGGCCAGCACCTGTTCGGGCGTGAAGGTCAGATCGGTGCTCATGCCGCACCTCCGATCACTTCACGCGTGGATGTGCTCCGGCGCAGGCTGTCGACTTCGAAGGCTTCGATGTCTTCGATCCGATAGCGGACCTGGCCTTGCAGTTTGAGGAAGACGGGACCGATGCCCTCGGAGCGCCAGCGCTCCAGGGTGGCCTCGCTCAAATCCCAACGTTCGGCAAGCTGCCGCTGGTTGAGATGACGGACGGGTTCTGAGGGTTGCAATTGAATCTCCTTGAAGGTGAAAAAGGCTCTGTTTCGTGCGGCTTGGGAGCCGCGCTAACCAGTGCTTGCAGTTTTTCAAGGCAGGTTCTGGAACCCGTTCGGCAGATTCGGCAGACAGGTTCTGCAAACCAAATTCGTGCGAACAAAATGCAAAAAACCCGGCTTCCTGCGGACAGGAACCGGGTTCTGGGGATGGGATGGGAGAGATTTAGCGGGTCAGAATAGGTCCGCGTCTTCAGGGTGAATGATCAACTCGTAGACCTTGTCGCCGGGCACATACCTGACGAAGGCTTTGTAGACCTCGTTGTTCCGGCCGAAATACTTGGCCGGCTGAAACGGAAATGCATCGGAGCCGCATCGATCGGCGATCACCTTGCCTTCCAGGCGATGGGCGTGAGCATCCATCAAGGCCAACAGAATCTTCTGCTGCATTCCTTCCAGTTCATACTTCACGCCATCCACATAGGCCCACCCATTGTGACGGACATGGCGCAACGATGTGACTGGTGCCGGTTCTTCCTTGGGCTGAGCAACCGTGACCTCGGCCCTGTCATCGAAGAAGAGGAACACGTTCTGCGACATGCGCGCAATGGCGGCCAGATTTTTGATGTCGTATCCCACCAGCGGAGAGCCATCTGGCAAAGGCACATCGGTGCTGGTGATGATCTTGGCGGATTGGGCGGCATTGTCGGAACGGATCTGATCCACCAGGTGACGCGCCACGGTGTGGTCATTCAAGTGCCGCGCGAAATACCATGTCTGCGCTTTGCCACGCTTGTGCTCCTGCACACCCAGGCGCCACGAGATGTCGTTGTCGATGGCCTTGCGATTGGACGGCGTCAATTCCAAGCTGCTGACCATGCGATCGATAAAGCGTGACAGGCTGACCGTGTAGGTCTGGAGCAGCGCGCGATCGGCGTCGACTTCACCGCACTCATCGCAATAAAGCAGGACCTGGTCGACACCCACGGAACGGACGACGCGGGCCATCTCGATCCCGCAGTCAGGGCAAGTGACGTAGGAAAGTGCAGGCCCGAGCACCAGCAGGCGTTCACGAACAAGCTCGTGGCCACCCTCGCCGAATTCTCCACCGAGCAATGCCGCGCCGTTGATCGTTGGTTTCGATTGCTCCAGCAGGCGGCAAAGCACTCCCGTGGCATTGACCAGCTTGCCGCTCAAACTGCGGCCTCCTCAGCTTCGATCACATTGAGCGACTGCAACACGGCATTGGCGATGGGCTGATTTTTTTCGGACAGGTTCTTGATGGTGGACGACCCGGTCGAGTACAGGTCGAAGCTGAAACGCTTGGGCTTCTGGCCATCCACCGGTGCCAGGTACACGATGACCGACGCCCCGTCGAGGTTGTACTCGGTCTCGAATGAATGCTGGATCTTGAGCGTCTTGCGGGCCAGTTCGATCGCGTCATCCTGATCCTGCTCTGCCGATGCCTCAATACGAATGGCAACGCCCGTGCTGCCGCGTGGCCGGAACTGTGCGCGGCGCAGACGGATTTTCTCGACCCCAAGGGACGACAGATCATCGAAGGTCTCCAGGCCTTCGCGCAGTTCATTGAGCTTGAAGCGGGTCTTCTCGATTTCCTCAGGCTGGATCTCACGGCCAACCACATGCTTGCCGAACAACTGCAGCACGGTCTGGTGGTTCTTGGAACCGCCCTTGACCACGCTTTCGATAACGCCGGTAGCCGGCTGGTAGACAACGGCCGTTTCCAGGGCGATGCGTGTGGTCTGCCGGTTGAACTTGTTTTCGGTGAAGTGCGCCAGCGCCGTGATCGGGCCTTCCACATAGATGGTCAGCTGCACACTGCCATCAGCAGCATGGACGCTCTGCTCAATGTGGGTGCTTTTGCCAGCGCCAGATTTTTCGAAGAGCTTGGCCACCTCATGGCTGAACGCCTCCAACTTCTCCCGCTCGTTGGTCAGGTCCAGGCCAGCCTCGATGCGGTGCTTCTTCCAATACTTGCCGTTGGCCTTCGCCTGGAAGGCCAGATGCAACTCGACGTCACGGAACAAGTGATCACGGGCGTGAAACACCCACAGCGCCTGTTCGCGCGGGTCACGACTGGCAAAAGCATCCAGCGCCTCCTGATCCGCAGCGCACGCCGTATGAAATTCATTGCTGGCCAGATCGTTGGACAGCAGATGCACGCGTCGCAGGTCGTCATGCCAAAGGTGCAAGTCTTGCCCAAGCGCGGACATTTCCTCGTCGGACATGCCGTCTGCACCCATCGACGCATGCAGCGCTTCGATAGCCGCATTGACCATGGCAGGCAACGTCTCGGGCGGACTATCCCAGTCAATGGTCAGGCGGGGGGCAATCGGATGCGCGTCTGTGAACTCGCGCAGCGTGGGCATCGAGACATGGCGCAGAAAGTGGGCTGGAGAAAAGATTTTCAAGGCGTAGGGTCCTCATGGGTATCTGCGCACAAGGCCAACCAGGACGCCAAAAATCTCGAGCTTGCCGTTGGGCCGAATCACTGGGTAATTCGGATTGGCAGGCAACAGGTGATATCCGTCTTTGTCTCGTGCAAGTGTTTTTAGAGTGAATTGGTCATCAACGACCGCGACCACGATATCTCCCTGCGTGGCTTCGGTCTTGCGCTCCACGACGGCCAGATCGCCGTCATGAATTCCGGCGTCCACCATGCTGTCGCCCTTGACCCGAATTAGCACCGTCTTGTTGGGCTGCTGAATCAGGAAGCGATCGATGGTGATCTGCTCATGAACATCGCTGTCGGCTGAAATTGGCATACCGGCCGGCACGGGCTGGGTCGCAATGGCACGATCAAAAAATCGTTCGCTTGGTGCCCAGTCCCCATCGGGGGTGCGCTCCAGCATGCCCATGCCCTCCAGCCGCTCCAACACCTTCTTGACGGCCGACTTGGATGCGAATCCAAGCAGGCTCATCAGACGGGCGTAAGACGGCAGCACCCGGTGCTCGGCGTAGTAGCTTTGCAGCGTGGCGAGGTGTTCGTGGTCGTTGATGGCTTTCTTCACGGCACCCATTGTAGAGAACGTTCGTTCTCCATGCAACCGATGGCATTCGGAGTGAACTTTTGGTCTGGTTTTGGCAATTGCCCTCAACCTTCCGCACCTGTCCGAAACCTCCTGCTGGCCTTGCCATGGTCCCCTGGAGACAATTTTTTCCTTCGATCGTTGAACATCAAGGACTGGCAACCAATGCAAGAAATCAACCGCCGCCCGCCCGAATCCATAACCGTTTCAGAGCGCATGGATGAGGTGGCTGCCCTGCTGGCAAGGGGCATTTCCCGTGTGTGGGATCAATCTGTCGCGAAGTCCGCAAATGCGGCCTCCAAGAGCCATTTAGGACTTGGCTATTCCGGCCACCAGAGCGTTCATACGGACCCGTCAACCAAAGTCACGGAGTCCAAATGACCACCACGCAATCACCCTACGTCACGTCGCCCTCGGTGCTGGCGCAAATCGCCGGATTGCCCGACCTGTCGATGATCGACATTAAAGCGCTCTGGAAAGATCTGTTCGGCAAAGACACGCCGACCCACAACCGCCAGTTCCTGGAGCGCCGCCTGGCCTTCCGGCTACAGGAAATCGAGTTCCGCAAGATCGATCGCAACATGGTCGACCGCAACAAGCGCCGGATCCAGGCGATCATGGATTCGGGCCAGAACAAGAAACTGGAACGCGACTTCCATCTGATGGCTGGCACGCTCCTCACCCGCGAGTACCAGGGCAAGGAATACCAGGTCATGGCCACGGTCGACGGCCAGTATGAATTCGAGGGGCGCCCGTACCGCAGCCTCTCGCGCATCGCCAAGGAGATCACCGGCACGGCATGGTCCGGCCCCGTTTTCTTTGGACTGAAGGCCAACGCACCGTCCAAGCCAGCCGCGAAGAAGGGAGCACGCAAATGAGCGAGGTTCTCAAACGCCGTCAGCGATGCGCCGTGTACTGCCGGGTCTCCAGTGACGAACGGCTGGACCAATCCTTCAACTCCATCGACGCCCAGAAGGAAGCCGGCCATGCCTACATCGCCAGCCAGCGCAGCGAAGGCTGGATTCCGGTGGCCGACGACTACGATGATGGCGGCTTCTCGGGCGGCAACATGGAGCGTCCCGCCCTGCGCCGATTGATGACCGACATCGAGGACGGCCGCGTTGACATCGTGGTGGTCTACAAGATCGACCGCCTCACCCGCAGCCTGGCCGATTTCTCCAAAATGGTCGAGGTGTTCGAGCGCGCGGGTGTGTCCTTCGTCTCGGTCACCCAGCAGTTCAACACCACCACATCCATGGGCAGGCTGATGCTCAACGTCCTGCTGTCTTTCGCGCAATTCGAACGAGAGGTCACGGGTGAGCGCATCCGCGACAAGATCACGGCGTCAAAACGCAAGGGCATGTGGATGGGTGGTGTGCCGCCGCTGGGCTACGACGTGAAGGACCGGCGCCTGATCCCCAATGAGCGGGAGGCCAAGATCATCAAGCACATCTTTACGCGGTTCGTGGAACTGGGCTCCACCACCAAGCTCATGAAGGAGTTGCGCATGGACGGCGTCACGTCCAAGGCCTGGACCACCCAGGACGGCAACGTCCGCGAGGGCAAGCTGATCGACAAGGGGCTGATCTACAAACTCCTGGGCAACAGGACGTACCTTGGCGAATTGCGCCACAAGGAAGAATGGTTCAAGGGTGAGCACCAGCCTTTGATCGAGCCCAGCACCTGGGAGGCCGTGCAGTCCGTCCTCAAAATCAGCCCTCGCACCCGGGGCAACAACACCCGGGCCACCATTCCATTCCTACTCAAGGGCATCGTTCAGGGCGCAGATGGGCGGGCCTTGACCGTGGCCTGGAGCCGTAAAGGCAGCGGCAAGCTGTACCGGTACTACATCCACACCCGTGAGAACAAGGAGCATGCCGGTGCGTCCGGTCTGCCACGGCTGCCCGCAATCGAGCTGGAGGCCAACGTGGTGGCGCAGATGCGCCGCATCCTGCGCGCGCCCGATCTCAAAACCCGGGTGGCCCAATACATGACCGCACGGGATCCGCTGGTCAATGAGGCCAGCGTATGCATTGCCATGCTGCAGATCGACAAGATCTGGGACCAGCTGTTCCCGGCCGAGCAAGAGCGCATCGTCCGCCTCCTGATCAAGAAGGTGGTGGTCACGCCCCACAACATCGAAGTGCAGTTCATGCCGAATGGCCTGGAGCGGCTAGCCGCTGAATTGAATCTGCCTGCCCCCAAAGAAGCAGTTGAGGTGGCCGCATGAACGAGATCACGATCAAGGCGACCGGGAAGGCCGATGTGGTCAGCGCCAGCAATGGCAGCATGAACGTGACCATCCCGATCAAGATCATCCGACGCGGCCGTCGCAAGGCTGTGACCCTGCCGGACGGCACTTCCGTGCAACCGCGTGCGTGGGATAACCAGCCCACCCAGATGCAGTTGGCCTTGGTCCGTGGGCATCGATGGCTGGCCATCCTGGAGTCCGGCAAGGCTCGGAATCTGGCAGAGGTTGCGCAGATGGAGGGGATGGACCGGGCCTACGTAAGTCGGATGGTGAACCTCACCACGCTGGCACCTGACATCGTGGCTGCCATCTTGGACGAGTCATTGCCGGACCACGTCACCTTGTTCGATCTGGCTTCTGGCACGCCATTACTGTGGGATGAGCAGCGGGCACTGCTTTGTATTTAACTTCGAAAAGCCGCGAACATTAAGCAAATCGCGGGTGACCGATGTGATCCGGGTCCCCTTGATAACGTGATCATTTGGATCTGCGCTGCCCAGAAGCTTTATGAGGTCCATGTACGTGGTGCTCCCCAAGTGCTTGAATTGCTGGCTCCACTAGCGAAGCACGCGACAGCCCCGACAGGACCCCACACGCCTCAACCGTACCGACACCCGCGCAGCTGTTTCGAAGATCGAGTAATTGCTTTTGCAAGGACTTCAGTTCTTTGATGCGGATCGTCACATGCTTGATGTGCTCATCGACCAAGTCGTTGATCACCGAGCAGTCTTGGGGCGGCGAATCCTTGAAACGCAAGAGCGTGCGGACCTCCTCCAATGTCATATCCAGGCGACGACAGTGGCGTACGAAGGACAAGCGCTCAACATGTGCTGGCCCGTAAACCCGGTAGTTGCCCTCTGTCCTGTCGGTTTGCGGCAGCAGGCCTTCGCGCTCGTAGTACCGGATGGTTTCCACTTGCGTGTGAGTTGCCTTGGACAGTTCTCCGATTTTCATAACAACCCCTTGGTCTGCTACATGCTCAGAATTGGAAAAATTCTAGCCCCTTGACACTAAAGTGGCTACAGGGTTTCTAATATCCACATGAGCCAAAGATCAGACATCCTCCCCTGCGCAGACCAACCGGAGCAGACCCCCGCCAGCACGTTCTGCTGCGGAGAGTCAACTTGCGCCTCTGCGTTGTCGCCCGTTCAAGACCCCAGCGTGGCTTCGTCAGCGCCGGTCGGGAGCAGATTTCGAATCGCCAACATGGACTGCTCGTCAGAAGAGTCGGAGATCCGACGAGCCTTGGACAAAGTTGTCGGAATCCATGGACTACATTTCAATCTTGGGGAGCGCGTCCTGACGATCAGTGCCGACGTGGTCGCCATCCCACCAGCTTTGGAGGCCATCAAGAAAGCTGGTTTCAAGCCGGAGCCCTTGCCCCAGGAAACTGACAACCATCAAGTCCCGGCCGGGTTTTGGTCATCGTGGGGAAAACTTATCCTGGCACTCGGCTTAGCGCTGATCGCCGAAGCGATTGCATTTGCATTTCCGACCAATCAATGGATCGCCGCCATCGGCATGGTCTTGGCGTTAGGTGCAATTTTCTTGTCGGGGTTTGGCGTGTACGCCAAAGGCTTGGTAGCCCTGCGTCAGGCGCGGTTGAACATCAATGCGCTCATGACGGTAGCCGTCACCGGCGCTTTCTTGATTGGCCAATGGCCAGAAGCCGCCATGGTCATGGCGCTATACGCCATTGCAGAAGCCATTGAAGCGCGCGCAGTCGATCGCGCGCGTGGCGCAATCAAGAGCCTCCTTGCCATGTCCCCCGAGTTGGCCGAAGTTCGGCAAAACGACGGCACATGGATTCGGATGAACGTCAAGTTGGTCTCGTTGGACTCGGTTGTTCGCATCGCTCCGGGTGAACGAGTTCCACTAGATGGCACCATCACCGTCGGTCAAAGTGCAGTGGACCAATCGCCCTTGACTGGAGAAAGTCTGCCCGTAGACAAGACGCCGGGCGACGAGGTTTATGCCGGGACGATCAACCAAGCAGCAGCCCTTGAAATCCGGGTCACGTCTCTGGCCTCTGACAGCACACTCAGTCGGATCATTAAAGCGGTCGAAGAGGCCCAAGCCACCCGCGCGCCAACCCAGCGCTTCGTAGATCAATTTGCTGCAATCTACACGCCAGCTGTCTTTGTTCTTGCACTGTTGGTCGCTTTGCTGCTGCCTTGGGTCGCAGGAGTCACATGGTTGCAGGCAATCTACAAAGGCTTGGTTTTGCTGGTAATCGCCTGTCCTTGCGCGCTGGTCATCTCCACGCCTGTCTCGGTGGTGAGTGGGCTGGCCGCCGGGGCACGGCGCGGTATTTTGATCAAAGGTGGCGTCTATCTGGAAGAAGCACGCAAAATTAAAGCTGTGGCTCTGGACAAAACAGGGACCATCACCGAGGGCAAGCCCAAACTTGTGGCATTTGAGGCTATTGCCTTGGATGAGCCCCGAGAACGCCTTGAGCGTTTGGCAAAGAGTCTGGCTTCACGCTCGGATCACCCCGTCTCGAAAGCGATTGCCCAGGGCCTGACTGAATCTACTCAAGAGGTCCTTTCGTTTGAAGCCGTTGCGGGTCGTGGGGTCCAAGGCGTTATCGACGGGCACCCCTACATCCTGGCCAACCACCGTTGGATCGAGGAGCGCAATCAATGCTCTCCAGAGTTGGAAGCTCGGCTCGCTGAACATGAGGGCGCAGGAAGAACCGTGACCATTCTGGCAAATCGAGATCGGGTGATCGCACTCTTCGCGGTGGCGGACACGATCAAAACATCGTCGACACAGGCCATCGCTCAATTGAAGACGCTTGGCGTCACACCCATCATGCTGACGGGAGACAATGCGCTGACAGCAAAGACGGTGGGACACAAGGCCGGAATTTCTGAAATCCG